CTACTTTCCAAATAACTGGGATAAATAATCGTCCAAATGGATAGAAATATAGCGTTGTTTTCTACGATAACTGAGATCTTTTTTAGGAAATTGAATGACTTTTAAGAAATATAGACATAGTTTACGGATGGCATTCAAGTTGAAAGCAGCCCGCTTATCCAAGGTCTGGTTGTGGTCTTCTCGGTAAACGACATCTAGTAGCCAATGCATACTTTCCACAGACCAATGACCTCTAACACAACGAGCAAATGTTTCAATATCCTTTTTGAAACTAATGATAAAGTAGCGGACTTCCTCTGTCAGAACACCATCCTTATCAATAGTATTCTTAGTCATTCCAATGCCACGTAGTTTCTGCCATTTAGTATGCCTTTCTGATAACCAGTTGACATCGTACGAAACCCAATAATCTCGGGTTTCAATCTGGCTACGGGCTTTTTCCACCGTTTGGTAATGTTGCCCCTTCTTAACCAGTTTTTCAAGTAATTTGGCATCACTAAAATAGAGGGTGATATCCTCAAATAGTGCGGTTTGGTTCCCTTTGACTGCTAGGCAGTAATCGCCCTTACCTTTGATAATCTCATCTACAATATCCGTCTGTGTTCCCATGGCATCAATCGTGACAATCCCTTTTCGAAGGTCAATCATTCTTAGAAGACGTGGAATAGCTGTAATTTCATTACTCTTTTCATCAACAACAACTTGACCTATGCTCAGGTGATTTGCCCCATCATAAGCCGTCACGATATGATTAGGTCGTTGGTCTTTATTGCCATTACCTCGCATAGTCTTGCCATCAATTGCAATTAGGCGCTCAACAGATATACAATCTGATGATTGCTCGAACTCAACTTTTAGATCACTCAAAAATTGAGGATTGACCATACTAACAACACGTTCTAGAGTATCATGAGAAGGACAGCCTACACTTAAATCTACATATTCTCCTAAAAGCTCTTCGTTCATTTCAATAAAATCTTCCATTTCCTTCCAGGTTTCAATGCCAGCTAACTGACAAACGAAGACCAGAAAGAGAATGGTAGATAGGGGATAGCGAATTTTCCAAGGCTGACGGCCATCTAATTCATCACTGTGCGCATCAATAGAAACAATAAAATCAATCATAGTAGTTACCTCTATCTATAGTGTACTACTTTGATTGATTTTGTCATTATGATTATCGCTTTCTGAAAACTATATTTTCTTCATGCGTTTGGCGTGCGGAAACTCTTAAAACTACAGAACAATTGGTATGTATAGTAAAAAGCCAAATAGGTATAAGAAAACAGTATTAAAAAGCGACGAGGAAAAAACAAATATGAAATTTAAAAGTGTAGAGAATAAAGCAAATCCATTTAGTTTAGACCATTATACAGACGAACAAAAAGCGGTTTTTAAAAAACGAGATGAAACCAAAAAAAGAGCAGAGGAATTTTTTAAAGCAATGTACGACCAATCAACGGCTTGGGTGATTGTTGCTAATGTAATGATTACGTACCACAACATTTATACAGGTTTTGCAGAAACCTTTGAGCAGGCTTGGAACGCCCTAGGTTATGAAATTACAACCGATATTGTCTATAGAGCAGTTAACAATTTACCAGCAAGAGGCAAGAAAGAAGAGGTCAAAGCATGATTTACCAAGAAATTAATTTACCAATTTGGGCGCAGTTGCTTATTATGGCTTTACTTATCCTAATTGGCATTGAATTGGCTAAAATCAAGCCCAGAGAGAACGTTAAACAAGAAATCAAAGAAGCACGCGCAGAGCACGTAAAAGAGCGATACGGGGCTTATATTCAATCACAGGGACGTTATTACAATTAAGGAGGTATACGGAATGTACGAGCAAGAAAAAGACTGTATTTATAACATGATTGACCTAGCAGATAATGCAATTTTACAAGGTGATAAACACCACGCGCTAACTAGCCTTTACTTTATCAAGAAAGGTTTAGAGAGTTTGATTGTAGGATTGGGGGCAGACAATGACAGATAAAACAAGTGCTAATCTTGCTAAGGTAAGGGCTGAAAAGTTTGGAGAAAACCTATCGGAAGCCTTGGATATTATGGTTGAGTTTGAGCTAGAGGGTAAATTTGACTGTTACAGTATCGAGGAACAAAATCAATTGGAGCGAGTATTAGAAATCTTAACAGATTTTTCTGTTATGTGGGATAAAGGGCAGATTATTCTAGTCAGCAAAGAAAGTGAGGATAAGTAATGACATTATCACCGTTACCAGTGAATTATAAGCGCGTGTTAAGACAAATCAAAGTGGGAGCAGAGAACCCGACTACAGGGGCAGAAATAGCCCTAATTTTAAAATTAGATGAAAGAACGGTAAAGAAGATTATCAATCAACTAATTACAAAATACGGTATTCCTATTGTTGGCGTTAGACATGGTTTTAATCGTGGCTATTTTATCCCAGAAGATAAAGCTGAATTGTTGGACGGCGCTAAATCTTTCTACAATCAGTTACAAGACGAACAGAAGCGATTAAATGTTCTAATGAATGCTGAACCAGAAGAATATAAGCAACTTATCAAGGAGCTGTTAGAGGGGGTATAAGTATGTTTAGTTTGAGTAGAGAGAGCGAAAACAGTCTCAAACGTGGCATATTAAAGCTAATACAAGACTTTCTACAGTCGTATTTTAAACCGAAGCCACGACTATTAGGACTAATCACACAAGACGAGTTACAAACAGAATTAAATATCAAGTATGGCACGGTGAAGCGTTGGGAAGAAGCTGGGCTAAAACGATACATGCCACCAATCGAAGGCACGCGCACCGTATTCTACAAAATTGATGACGTTTTATTATTTTTAGGAGTAGAAAACTAATGTATCAATTCATTAACTTACAAATTAATAAGCAAGTTTTACCTTTGTTTGGCTTTCTAAAGGACAATCCCACACGAACCATAGCCAAAGACAACCATGTTATGATGACCTACTACCAACCACCAGACTTTTATCTAGTGCCATTTAGCTATAAAGGTATAACAGTAACTGTAACCGCCACAGACGACCTAGAAAGCTATTTAGAGGACGATTGGCAGGTTGCTAGAGATTATAAAATAGCTAGCGTACATGGCAAGCTAGCGGACGTGTTAGACGAATTAGAACATGAATACCTGTACAGACGGAGAACAGGAAGCCCATTGCCTATTATGGGGCTTGTGTTTGATTGGATAGTTTACGGACTATCTAGCAAAGAAGAAATCATAGCCTTTGTTAAGTTATTCTACCTAAACGGTTATTCATACGAGCAAATCACACAGTTGTATGCTAGCTTAACCAAAAGCAATAACCTTAATATCTGTTTTCTAAACACCATTAATACGATTTTCAAGGAGGAATTGAATGAGCGAATTTATAAATCGGCTTGACGAAAAAGTGCCAGACATTGAAACACCATTGCCAGCACCAATCACAGAGGAGCAAGAAGACAATCATTTAACAACGTTTAAAAATATAAAAAGTGTGTTATTTGATGAGGTTGAAAAAATCAAACGTGATGCCTATGACCGCGCTTATCAAGAATACATGTTAGAGCATGAGAATGCAGAGGATAAGACAGCGAGAGCATACGCCGAGAAAGCGCGTAAAAAAGCAACTCCAAGCACTTCCCTTGCCGTTGCAATTATCTTAAAAAAATATATTCACTTTACACGTATCAAACCAGAGGGGCAAAATCAGAAAGCGCCTTTGTACTTTTATCATCCTGACAAAGGTATCTACACCGAGGATAACGAATTCTTACAAGATTTGATTATGCTTATTTTTCCAAACGCTACTGAAAAACAAGCATTTGATACGCTTTACAAAATCGCACACCAAAGCCCAATTAAGAAAATACAAGGTGAGTATACAGCTATTGGCAAACAACTTTTTAACAACAAAACAGGCGAGTTTGAACCTTTCAATCCTAAAATCATTGTCACTAGAAAAATCAAAACCGCCTACAATCCTTATGCCAAAGAGCCAATTATAAATGGTTGGAAAGTGACAGATTGGCTCAAAGAATTGTTTGACGGTGATGAGGAATTATATAAGCTTGCTATCCAAATTTTCAAAGCAAGCGTTACAGGTCAATCACTTGAGAAAATTTTTTGGTTATATGGAGAGGGCGGAACAGGTAAAGGAACTTTTCAACAGTTACTGATAAATTTAGTTGGTTTAGAAAACGTTGCAAGTCTTAAAATTACAGACTTAAATAAAAGCCGTTTTACCACTTCTATCTTGCTTGGAAAATCGTTAGTTATCGGTGATGACGTTCAAAAAGACGCTATTATCAAAGATACCTCGGACATGTTCAGCCTTGCGACTGGTGATATTATGACAATTGAGGACAAAGGGAAAAAACCTTATTCGTTGAGGTTAAATATGACCGTTGTACAATCTTCCAATGGTCTCCCACGTATGAATGGTGATGTATCAGCAATTGACAGGCGATTTAGAATTTTGACTTTTTCAAGCAAATTTAAAACCAAACCAAATCCGATTATCAAAAAAGATTATATCAATCGTAAAGAAGTGCTAGAATATCTGGTTAAGTTAGCTATTGAAACACCGTTAGAGGATATCAATCCCAAGAAGTCTCAAATCTTATTAGGTGAACACCAAAAGGATATCAATCCTGTTTTGGATTTTGTTGAAAAGACGTTTAAAGAAGATTTAGCGAGTGAGTTTATTCCCAATGACTTTATCTGGTATTGCTGGAAACAGTATCAAGATTATTTTAACCAATCATTTTTTAAAACTGAAAGAGGGTTGCACAGAGATATTAAGCAGGTTTTACCACCATTTTTTAGAGCTGGTGTAAGGACTATCCCAGCAGGCAGGCAATTGCATTTAGGCTTTTACCCTAAAGAGGATACACCAGACTATGCTAGTCTTGCGACCTATTCAAACGGCAGAGAAACACCAGAGAAGCGCAAGAGACCAAAACAAGATAGGGGATATTGGAATAACAAGGCAAAATACAAGTGATTTATATGGCGTTTGTTACATTACAAACAGAAAACGTCACATGAGCTACCCTTACAGCCCCAAAGTTTTGTTACATTTTATACATTTATTACATTAATAATAAATTATATATATAAAAAGAGTAATATACACTCTTATTATATAAAGAAAAATAAGTATATGCAAAAAAAGGTAAAAATGACACAAAGCCTTGAGCCCCAAGGGATAGCGAGTTTTACATAACGTCACACAAATGACTAAAACGTCACAGAATCAGAAAGGATAAAGAAAAATGAAAATTAAACTATTCAACCGCGAACAAATTAAATCAAAATATGATGAAGTTTTATCAATAACTAAACTAGAAACTAACGAAGAACTTGAAAACAGGGTGAATTCTTTTATTGCTGATAAGAAAGTGATTGATATTAAATATCAAGAAGCAACTTATGGCACTTACGAGGAAATGGATGCATATTTAACAATCATAGTTATGTATGAGGAGGTAACTAATATGACTAACACAAACAAAACAACAGCACCAATGACCCTAGCAGAACTTAAAGAATGGGTAGAAGAAACATGCGAACTATCAACGCTCTTGCAGACCAAAGACTATAAGAGCTATCTTCCTGAAGAGAAACAAGAAGAATTTGAAGCAATCGCTTTTAGTGTTTTCAATTGTTTGGAAAGCTTCTCAATGATGTTAGAAGATGATGAATTACATTATCAACCAAAGCCAATCGAGGAAGAAAGTGACTTGGATAACCAAGCCGATGAGATGGCACAATATCATGAGCTGATGAAAGAAGTAGAGGACAGCGACAAGGAAGCGCGTGAGATTGCTTATGATGATACTATTCATGAGTATATTGACAAACGAACAGAACAACTAAAGGAACAAGCAGACGTTGAGGAGTTAGTTAACAAAGTCGCAAGATATGAAGCTGAATTAATTGATTATGCAGAGCGTTTGTTAAGTGATGAACCATTGAACGCAGATAGTGAAACAGCAATTGGAACACTTGATATGTTAGATGATGAAGCGATTGACTTATTCAAGTCTGTAGACGTTGATAATGAGTATCAAGGTTTAGAGTATTACAATACAAGTCTAAACAAAGAAGATTAAAGCAAAGTCTGTTATCATAGTATCAAGCGTTAACATGACAAGAGGAAGCTTACTGATTATCAGTAGGCTTTTTTGCTTGGATAGCGAAACGAACAGCGAGGGAAGTGCGAGAAACACGCGCTACCTTGTTTATTATTCGGAAATACCCCATTGATTTTTAATGGGGCTTGGTATTGTTCGTGTTCTACAACGCCGCCCTCTTCCGTGTGCAATTTTCCCTTTTTGATTTTTCTAGCACGTTATTATTAGCCCCTAAAATGCCTTGTATGACGTTTTAAGTGATTGGGGTATAAATTATATTATCCGAGTGTTTAAATTAACCCCCGCCCCCTATCTCTTGCCGAGGAGAGCCACCACAAGGTGTTTGCTTACACCGCAGACCAATTTTTTAGATTTTTAAGGGGTGTCATCACTTGCATTGAATTTTGTTGTTATGCTATTTGTTAGGTAGCTAACAATATGATCAGCTCAGTTTTTAGATATTGTCAATTTGTAATGGAAGTAGTAGAATGAAAGAGCAAGCAGGAGGACTTTCCTTTGCAATATAAAAAACGTCATATATTTTATATACTCCCTTGCTTGCATGCGGTCAGTTTGTTCTTTTATCGTTGAAAAGCCAAAACCTTTAAACTCTAAATAAACTTTTTCATATAGTTACAATTCTTTGACCGCAGGCGCTCCATTTATTGGGGCGCTTTTTAGGTATCAAAAAAGACCATGGATAAACCACAGTCCGAAAGCGAATATTTGGTAAATTCAATGTAGAAAAAGCCCTGCCACGCAAGCCCTCGTAAATATGAAACGCTACTAATATCATAACATTTTCTATATTTATTTTGGCTTCGTGCCAATACATATATTATAACACAAAAAATAGAAGTGACCCACCGCCTACCGCAGACAAGTCTGTTTCAAGGGGCGTTAGAAAGGCTCTACCAGCTTACATTATAGCACAGGAGGCAGATAATGGAAATAGATAAGAAGCTGACAAAGAAAAATGCTTATGAGGTTTTAAAATTGTATCGACGTTATTCACGTATGGCTGGAGAAGAACTTATACCCGAAATAACAGATAACTACCTATTTGAGCTTAAAATGGTAGAGTTAAATATCAAAGTGGAAAGGCAATTACAAGCTTTTAAGGAACTACGGGCAATTACAGAAGCTATCAATAGCATTGATAAGCAATATTTAAGGCAAATTCTTATTGAGAAGTATTGCAAATGGCACAATAAGAAAGATTATATTATCTATGATGAACTGATGATGTCAGAGACTAATTTTTATCTGAAATTAGAGCGTGGGGTTATTGAATTTGCCAGACATTATAAAAATGGTGAACTGTTAGTGTTTTCTTTGGAGCAACTCACGCGCCACAATCAATTTTAA